CGGTATGACGGCTCTTGAGTTTGCTACGGGAAAACTGAATCTGTATGACCTGGAATACGCTCAGGCATACACCGGCGGGATGCCCAAGGAGACTCTGGAATACGTTTCGTGGACGTACTACGGCGAGCGCACGGTCTCGTATTCGAGACTGTACGAAGCGCGTGGTGCGGATGCGCCGTGCGACAAAGTGGTCCGCATTCCGGCGGATGTCGCGGCAGCGGTCGGCCAGTATGTGATCCTGGAAGACGGCGAGCAGTACCGCATCGACGCGGTCTCGACCATTATCGTGGCGTCAAACGTCAGGGCAAAAGAACTGACGCTCGCCAGACTGGAGGATAGATACGATGTCAGTACAGGACAAACTGTCTAAGGTCGGAGCCGCGTTATATGCACAGCTGGGAAGCAACGTCTACCACTACTGGAGACCCGTCAAGAGCGCGCCGATGTGCATCTGGCAGGAAGACGGCGAGGGCGGTTCGTTACGTATGGACCGCACAGCGCGCGAACAGGCCATCACGGGCACGATCGACTATTATACGCAGACCGAGTACGACGGAAACATCGACAAGATCCAGACGGCGCTGAACGCATGCGCCTCAAACTGGAGCATCAACTCGGTGCAGTACGAGGAAGACACGAAGCTGATCCACTACGAGTGGACGTTCACGGTGATCTAAATGGCAACATGCAAACCCATCTCCGTTGACAACTTCATCAAGGACATCGACGCGAGATCCAAAGCGTTCGAGACGATGGCCGGCAAAGCCCTGTATGTGGGTGCCGGCATCATTGCCGACAAGCTCCGGGAGAACATCCAGAATCTTCCGGAGCGCCCTCCGACGCTGAAGAACGGAGAAGTGTCGCGCGGTGTCACGAAGTATCAGAAGCAGGCTCTGCTGGATGGCATGGGCATCTCGAAGATGCAGAACAGTGACGGAACGTACGACATCAAGATCGGCTTCGAAGGCTATGACGATGAAAGGACCAAATCATACCCGAAAGGTCACCCAATTTCAATGATTGCTCGGTCGGTGGAGTCCGGCACGAGCTGGCTACAGAAGACGCCATTCATTCGGCCCGCTTATAACCAGGCGCATGCCGAAGCGGAAGAGGCGATGAAGAAGGAGATTCAAGAACAATGGCAAACGGCAGAGTAGTTACCGGGTTTTCTTACCCGTTCGTAGCAACTTATTCCGCGAACGGCGGCACGATCACTTATTCCAGTGGTCAGGCGCTTGCTCGCGGTGTTGACGTTACGCTGAGCCCCGAAAGCTCTAACGACAACATCTTTTATGCCGACAACCGTCAGGCCGAGAACGCCGGCGGCAAGATCACGGGCTATACGCTTAGTCTTACCGTTGACGGTCTGAAAGACGCCGCCGAGAAGCTGATCTTCGGCTATCCCGCGGCTCAGTCCGGCTGGACTTCTGTCGGTGGCGATTCCCAGTCCGTCCCGTACTGCGGCGTGGGCTGGCTGACGAGATACATGGAAGACGGTGTCGCGTCCTTCGTGCCCACGGTCTGCTCCAAGGTCCGGTTCACGGCCATCGAGCGGGCAGCGGCCACACAGGAAGACGACATCGACTGGCAGACCCAGTCTCTGGAAGCAGTCGGTTATCGTTCCGACAGCGCCGAGCAGGAGTTCTACCAGATCGGCACCGCGTATGCGGTCAGCACGACTTATGCGGACGAACAGGCGGCCGAAGCGGCTGCGCTGGCGGCCCTCAAGGCGAAGCTCAACATCTCGTAACACGCACGAGAAGGGGTCTAAACGGCCCCTTCTCCATTTCCACGAAGGAGGAATAGGAAATGGAAATCAACGGCAAAGAAGTACGTTTTAAGGCCACTATCAAGGCGGTTCTGGAGATCGCGGAGATCTGTCCGGACGGCGACGTCAACAAGATCGGCGAGCTGTTCGACAAGATGGACGCGTCCACACTGAAGGCGGCCATCAAGGTCATCACCGCGTTGTCGAACGGCACGCTGACCGAGGACGAGATCATGGAGTTTGACGTGGCCGAGCTTCAGGACATTCTGAACACGGCTATGGCATCCTTCAAGGCTGATCAGGAGCCGACCGTCAAGGTGATCGCAAAAAAATCCGAGGCCACGGAAGCGGTTCAGGAATAAACCACGAAGGAATCTCTATTCCGTGGCTGGAATACTACGCTCGCAATCTGTTCCACATGAAGACAGAAGACTATCTGGAGAAGACTCCGGGCGAGATATACGGGCTGGTCGCGTGCCATCTGGTCTCGCAGGGACTGGCCAAAGAAGTCAAAAAGAAGAAGCGCCTATCGTACGATGACGCTTTACGAATTCTCAAATAGGAATTGAAATGGAAGCAGTCGGATTAAACATACAACTGAATGGCGAAGCCGATTTTACTCGGTCGATTGCCAATATCACAGCGAAGTCCAAAGAGCTCGCTTCCGAACTGAAACTTGTCAGCGGCGCATACGGCGACAATGACAAGAAGATGGAAGTCCTGGGTAAGCAGATCCAGAACCAGCAGACCTACATCAACGAACTGAATAAGAAGTACGACGCCCAGAAGAAATCACTGGACTCGCTCGGTAAAGAACTGGACGACGCCAAGCAACTGTATGGCGAGAACTCCAAGGAAGTCCAGGAGCTGCAGAAGAAGTACGACAAGGCCGAGACGGCTTTAAGCGGAACCAAGACGCAGATCAACAAAGCCCAGACCGCTCTCAACTCCATGAACAAGGAACTGGAGGAAGCCCAGGAAGAGACAAACGACGAGACCGAAGAGCTCGACGAGATGGGCGATGAAATGGACGACACCGGCAAAAAGGCGGGCACCTTCGGCGAAAAGCTGAAGAAAGGGTTCGCCGTTGCCGGAAAAGCCATTGTCGCTGTCGGTGCCGCAGCCGCTTCAGCGACCGCTGCCGTCTATAAGATGGGCATGGACGCCGCCGCGTCCGCTGACGAAGTCGACAAGGGTTCCATCCGCATGGGGATCTCGACCGATTACTACCAGGAGCTGAGATATGCTGCGGGTCAGTGCGGTGTCGAGATGACAGATTTGGAAAAGGCCGCAAAGAAGCTGGAAGGCACGGATCTGAACATGGAGGACGCCCTGAAGGAAGTCATGGCGCTTGGGACGGCCGAAGAACGGTCCACCAAGGCCGCCGAACTGTTCGGGGAATCGGTCGCGTACACATTGTCACCGCTGATCGAGCAGTCCGGGGACGATTTCCAGGGACTGATTGACCGTGCGGACGAGCTCGGACTGGTTCTGTCCAGTGATGATGTTGCGGCGGGCGTCAAGCTGGGCGACACGATGAGCGACGTCAAGCAGTCGCTTACGGCGCTCGGGACGAATCTCGGGGCGTCCGTGATGCCCATCATCCAGAAGTTCGCGGACTTTCTGCTGGAGAACATGCCGGCGATCCAGGGTCTGTTTAACCAGATCACGCCTATCGTAACGTCCATGTTCGAGACGGTCCTTCCGCCGGTCATGCAGCTGGTTGAGCAGTTGCTTCCGGTCATTTCTGATCTATTGGCGGCGATTCTGCCCAGTCTGGGAAGCTTCATCGAGGCGGTTCTGCCGATCATCGTGGAGTTACTTAGCAATTTGATGCCCATCATCATCCAGATCGTTGAGGCATTGCTGCCGGTCTTCGTGGAGATCCTGAATGCTATTTTGCCCGTCTTCATGGAGTTTGTCAACTCACTGCTGCCGCTGTTCTCGTCGTTCCTGGACGCGGTCCTGCCGGTTCTGGTGCAGATCATAGAAGCATTGCTTCCGGTCTTCATGAAGATCCTGGAGTACATCTTCCCGTTCATCCAGAAGCTGACAGAGAAGATCCTGCCCATCCTGGCGAACATCATCCAGGCACTTGGGCCGCTGCTGCAGGTGGTCTTCGAGCTGATTGGCGTCATTCTGGATCTGTTGGGACCGATTCTGGAACTGGTGTTCACGTTGCTGGAGCCGTTACTGGATCTGATTGGCGACATCCTTCCGGTGCTGATAAACATCATCACCAAGGTGGTGACCGTTATCAAAGCCGTGCTGACTCCGGTCATCAACGTCCTGAAGGTGGCCATCAACGCCATCACCAGTGTCATCAAGGTCTTCGGAAACGCATTCAAGAACGTTTTCAACGGCCTGAAGACTTTCTTCGGCAACATCGTCACGTTCTTCAAGACTAATATCGGTAAAATTGGCGAGTTCTTCACGAATCTGTGGGAAGGCATCAAGAAGGGCGCGAAAGCCGGTCTGAACGGCTTCATCTGGCTGATAAACAAAGTCATCGACGGCATCAACGCCATTTTGGCACCGCTCAGGGTCGTCATTGTGGCGATCGGCAATGTGTTCGGTGCGAACTGGGATTTCAACACGATCTCCATTCCGCACATTCCGCAGCTGGCAAAGGGCGGCATTCTGGAATACGGCACCGCGCTCGTCGGCGAAGAAGGGCCCGAACTGCTGACCGTGATGAAGAATGGCTCGGCCAAGGTCACGCCGCTGAACGGAAACGCGACCGGGAACGGTCTGAGTGCGGCTGGCGACACCATCACGCTGAACGTGTACGGAGCCGAAGGCCAGAACGTGAACGCGCTGGCGGACATCGTCATGGACAAGATCCAGGCGGCAACAATGCGAAAGAAGGCGGCATATGGCTACTAACAGGCTATCATTCGGCGGCCAGGTGCTGCCCTGCTATATCGAGCGCTTCCCGGCCATCAAAAAGGCTGCGCGCAAGTTCCGGCAGTACAACATCCCGGGACGGAACGGCGACATTTTCTTCCAGTCCGATGCGTACGAGAACGTCATCCAGCCCTACCAGGTGTACTGCGGCGACGATCACTACGGCGCGCAGATGGACTGGGGCGAGCTGGCCAAATATCTGTATCTGGACGGCTATCAGATCCTGAAGGACACATACGACCCGGACCACTTCCGCAAAGCGGTCTTCAACGGACCGCTGGACGTGGAGAATTCGTGGAACACCCACGGACGCGCCACGCTGGAGTTCAACTGCAGACCGGAACGGTACCGCATTGACGGGGCAAACCCGATCACGTACGCGCACCAGACGTCCTCCATTCATTGGATGGCGTTTGACGATCTTAGCTCGTTCATAAAGAATTCCCTTCTCTCCGGTGTAGATACATATGGCGTCTGGGTGGTGTCGTTTCCGGCTTCCGCTTCAAGCCGCACCGTCACATTTAACTGGATAGATGATGGACAATATAAAAAATACGCCACAATCAGCCCCGGAACAGCAACCACGGCCAATTATGGAACAAGCGCAAGTACGCGTTGGAATACAAGACCGCTTGGCACGCTCGCGGAAGATTGGGTGATCCCCGAGATATATTACGACGCCTATCCTGTCATTGAAGTCGACGGCGCTGCTATCGGAAGCGCTGGCGTTCTGAAGAATCCGTACATGCCGTCTTATCCGGACATCATTCTGCATAATGTCGCCAGTTACTCCGGCGAGAAGATGGCCTTCCAGGTCAACGACAAGACCGTCTATATCGAGTACGACGCAAATACACCGTACTACTTTATAGATACGGAGAATTCTTCTGTTACGTGCTCTGCCACGCTGAATGGAGAGCGGGGGCTGGCGAACAATGTTTATATCAGCGCTGATTTCCGTCTGCAGTCCGGCGACAACAACATTTTTACACGGGAATACTATGATGTGACGCTGGTGCCAAACTGGTGGGAACTGTAAATGAAATACATACCGAATATCTTCGAATCGAATAGCACAGACTTCGGCACGCCGATGGGATCTCTTCCAGACGCGCTGGAATGCAAAGTGACCGAAGAGCGGAACGGCGAATACTACTGTGAGATGACATATCCCGCTTATGGCAAGAACGCCTCTATGCTACGCGTCGGTAGGCTGTTGTACCTTAGCGTGGACACCAGACGGGCGCTTGATGCCTTTAGGATCACGACCATAGAGAAGCATCTGGACGGCTCCATGGACATTACTGCGTACCATCTGAGCTACGATCTCAGCAACGTAATCGTGATGCCGTTCACCGCATCGAACATTAGCGATGCTCTGGACGGCCTGGAGTCGAACAGTGTTCCGTCGAATGACTTCGGTCTGTATACGGACATATCGTCAAACAAGTCATTCAGCGTCGCACAGCCGACTCCGCTGAGAAATCTTCTTGTAGGCACTGAAGGATCGCTTGTGGATGTTTACGGCGGTGAGCTGGAGTTCGATGGTTGGGACGTGACGCTATATTCCGCCAGAGGCTCACAAAAGAACATCCAGATCGCGTACGGCAAGAATCTAAACGAATTCACCGAAACAGACGAGCTGGGGCCGTATGACGCGGTCGTTCCGTACGCAGTCGTCAATGATACTGCGTACTATTTGACAGACACGGCCGTATGCGCCACGGCTCCGGTCGTAAAATCATCTGCGGATTATGAATATCCGCGAACGATAGCGTTGGACATTTCCCAGGACTATACGGAGACGCCCCCAACCCAGGCGCAGTTGTTGGCGGCAGCACAGGCATACATCAACGGACATTCGACCGCGTCCACCGCTAACTACGCGACCGGATTCGTGGATCTGCAGAAATTGCTTGGCCAGGCTGAGCAAGTGAATCTGTGCGATACGATCTATTTGAGCGTGACACCGTACAACATCCGTGACGTCAAGCTCAAGGTCATCAAGACCGTCTACGATGCGTTACTTGACGAATACGAGTCCGTCATCGTCGGCGACAAAAAAGTCACCCTCGCGGACGAACTGGCAAAAATAATCTAACTCACTAACTTACTCACTAACTTACAAGGTAGGCATAAAAATGGACGCAGGAATGATCACCGCCATTGGCGCGTTAATAGTTGGTATCGCATCGGTCATCAGCGCGATTCTGTTGAACCGCAAGACGACGGCGCTTCTGGAATACCGGATGGGCGAGGTCGAAAAGAAGCTCGACAGCCACAACGGCTACGCCAAAAAGTTCTCCGAAAGTTCGGAACGGCTCAGCAAGATCGAAACGGACATCGCGGTCA